GCAACACGACCGGAAGCCTTGTCGATGAAGTTCAGCGTGACAGCGCCGCCCTTACCCGGCACGATGGCCAAGTCAGTTTTGTCGTCGAAGTCTGGGTCTGTGTTGTACAGGCTGCCCAGCTGCGCGAGGTTTTTGCCCTGCAATTTCTTCCGGACGTTGTTCTTGAACACGCCGATTTCAGTCTCGTCAATCCCGAGACGGGTGGCCACTGTCTTCTGCCACTGTTCTGGACTGAACTTGAATTGCTTGAACGCGGCGTCCTTCAGGTCAGCCACTGACATATCAGGGCGTTCTGCAGCAAATGCGGCAAAGTCATCCGAGCGCTTGTTGGCGGCGGCAACTCGCTCGGCCTCACCAATACGAAGGCCAGCTTCCTTCTGCGTGGTCTTGAATGTTTCGGACTCTCGACCCTCACGGGCCATAGCACGCTGCTGCTCAAACGCACGGGCTTCCAGTTCGTCGGCTTTGGCCACGTCACCGTATTGGCGGTACACATTGGCCAGACCTTCAGTTCGCACGGGGGCTGCAGCTTGGCGTGCTTCCTGACGAGTAGCGTAGTTTTTGGGGTCGCTGGCCACAGAGTAGTCTGCAGCAGTAAGACCTTGGCGGCGAGTCAGCTCAGCTATGGCCGGTTCGTACTGCGCAGCTTGCTCGGGGTTTTGCTCTTGCAGAGCACGCACTTGGTCAATATTGGCCTGCAATCCTTGGCCGTATGCACCTTCGGTTACTCCGTACTTTGCGGATTCGCGACTGAGCTCGTCTTCCATTTGACGTTGGCGCAGCTGCTGCCCAATTTGAAGCCCGGACTGAAAGCCGCCGGAAAGGCCTTTGAAAAAGTCTGCCATGATTAACCACCTGCCTTTTTACCCGCTGCGCCGCCGAATCCACCTGCATAAGCCCCGATACCCATACCCACAATAGATGCGAGCGGATCGGCTTGGCTTTGTGCGGTGTTGTACACGCTGGTCTGTGAATTCAAGACGTTGCCCATAGTACCGCCAGCCTGCTGCAAACCTTGCATGTACTGACCGCCCGGGGCCATGGCTGTGTTCATGCTCGAACTACCGGCGGTATTAGCGCCCTGATATGCAGCGGTAGAAGCCCCTGCAAGGCCACGACCAAGACCAGTAACGTCCATCCGGCGAGCAAAGCCAAGCTGTTCAGCCTGTGTGCGTGCGCCTGTCATGGCGTTGGCGCGTTGTGCGGCCAGTCCCAGATTGCCCTGAGCCTGCAGTGCCATAGCTGCACCAGAGTTAGGATTCACGCCACGAGCGGCCATGGCCCGCTGGCCCATGTCTTGCTGAACTCCAAAGGCGCGACCGGCTGCTGCGGCGGCTTGGCCAGCCAACTGCTCACGGTACCCCTCAGTGCTGAAACGCTCAGCGTCGCGCACAAGGCCTTGCTCCACTGGGCGGAACGTATTTCGCTGGTAGTCGTAGTAGTCCTGAGCCTGCTGCATCTGTTGACGCTGAGCGTCCATCTGCTGGCCATAGACCTGACGGGCTAGAGGCATCATCTCAGCATACTGCTGCTTGGAAAACGCCAACTGCTCCCTGCCGAGAGCTTCCATGCCAGAATAGTCTGGTGGTGGAGGACTAGATTTACCGCCCATGATTTACTCCTTGCGTAGCCATGGACAAGTGTCGGGCCACATTACCAAAACGTGCATGTCGGCACCGGGGGCACCGTCCTTCATAACAAACTCTTCCTCGAACCCGAGGTGTTTGTCGAATGCCAGTATTTTAGGCTCATTTGACGGAACCATGCCAGTCAATCTTTTCAGACCGCAATGCCTGAACGCATAGTCGCACACTGCACGGAACAGCGGGACGATCTGTTTGGTCTGCCGAGCGATGGCAATGTGGCACGTTGCATTGGAGCCGTTGTAGTTGTTGATGACCACACCGGCGAGCACTTCGTCACCACTCACAACGCCGATGGCATAGAAGCTACCCCAGTCAGCACCCTGCCCGACCCGCTCGGCAACCCACGCACCGATGCGTTCTTTTTGGTCATATACAAGGTGGGGCATGAGAGGATTATGGCTCACTGCGGTGGAGTTGGCCAGACGATGTTATTGGGGAACCCGTCCTGTTGCGGTACGCCGAGTAACGCTAGCCTGTAGTCAGCGAGCTGCTGCCTTTCGGCTTCAGAAAATTCGGACCAACGCAACGGGTTAGTCACTAGAATATCTAGGTCTACAAGTTTTGCATCTCTAGTGTTACGCGCTGCTTGCGCAGCCTCTATAACCATGTACTCCCACTCCATAGTATTTACGTTAAAACGGTGAAACGCAGAAGGTCTACCGGTGTAGTCCACCCTAAGAAATTTTGCTGCGGCGGCGTCGTAGTGCCAGTCAGTAGCTTCAGAAAAATTCATGTCGCTGGGCCACTCTATAGCATTAGTAGGTATCTCGCCGTCTAAAAATACCTCTACACAGCTGCAAATTTTGCCATATAAATCCGTATAAAAATACTTCATGGTATTACCTTATCACAAGAACTTTAACTGGGCGATCACCGGTAGGAGCGCTTATGGGTTTGTCATTATAGAGACCTGTTGAGTAATAACGCTTCCAGTAGAACGAACAGGCTGTAGTGCTAGACCAGTTAGCAGCCAAGCAGTATCCAATTTGAGTTTGGCTTCCGTACACAAAATACCTGTATGTTAGCGTATGGGCACTGACAAATGGTATACCGTCATCGTATGCAGTAAACCCGAAAGCAATATTCTTTATGAATGCGTTATCATTACCAGTATAAGTGCTATCGTCTGATATAACAACATCTGTACCGCGTATAAAAGGCGGGTATTTATTTGTTGAGTACAGCAAGGCACCAGTCGCCGAAAATACACTGAGCCCGTGTGAGTTATCAGCTACCCAATCTGATACACCGTTAGCCGCATACAGCCGCCAATCCAATATTACGCCATCGTCAGCTTTAAATCTAAAACCAGAATTAGTTATTTGACCCACAGCTACAAACGCACCTGTAACTCTAGGGCGTACAAACAACAAAGCATTTTGGGTAGTAACCCCGTAACTTACAAATTGCCCAAACCCCCCGCCGGGGTTTCCAGTGAACCATGCTGTAGCAGTAGTAGACCCTGAAGCGATAAGTGGGGTGTACGGCAGCACATCGTCTAGTATTACAGACCCGCTAGCGTTGTAAGCTAATATTCCGTGTGTCATGCAACCCTCAACGCTAAAACTTTATGGGAAGAACCTGCGGCTAATACACTAGAAACTACTTTATTAAAACTAACAGTATCACCCGATCTAGTTATGTACACCCTAACAGATGGAGAATCTGCTAGTATATCGTAAATAATTATTTCATCTGCATCGGTCATTCCAGATATAGTTAACGACTTTACCCCGAGTTCAAACATTGCGTAGGTTACTACACCGGAGCCAATAATTCGACTGAGAATGCCGTCGGTATCCCAAACTACATTACCCGAAGTATCATACACAGCAATACCATGGCTCATGCTGATAAGTCTCCAATCTTAACGCGTAAAACACCATTTGCATCAAACACCTTGATGACGTTGTTCTTTATCTCCATGCGAGCGCCGGATGTAGCACTTTTGACATTAAGCCCACCAGTGAACGTACCGGTAGCAGCAGACAGATCACCTGAGAACGTACCCGTAGCGGCAGACAAAGCACCAGCAAATGTGCCAGTAGCCGCAGACAACGAGCCCGCAAACGTGCCGGACGTAGCAAACACGGCCCCGCGAACCACAGCGTTTTGGAACTCAGCATTGCCGTTGGCGCTGATGCGAAAGCCCTGCGCACCCGCTACGTAGTTAGAAGACTGGACGTACGAGTCCGTCTGCAGTGACCCGGCAGTGAGCTTACCCACGTTGAGGCTTGCGATCTTCTGATCGTCCACAGCCAAGTCAGCAATCTGCGCATTCTGGATCGTGGCGTTTAAGACGTAGGCCGCGTCGATGTACACACCTGCTGGAACAGGTTGCCCGTTGATGCTCGTCGGAACTGCCTGCACTGCAAATGGAACACGACTGGCTACCTGCCATGTGAC